CAGGCTCAAGACCGAATTCGCCGCGCTTCATGCGCGAGACCGTCGCCTCGCTGACACCGATGACGGTGGCAAGGATCCGTGCGGTCACGCCCAACTGATCCGCGGCACGAAGAGCAGCCTTGGTGACAACCGGGCCGGCTTCCGGGCGGGCGGCGGCGGACAGAAGAGTTGTCATGGATGTCTCCTTTCTAGAGAAACTATATGACATGAAAATTCCTAAAGAAAGGGAAATCCGTGGAGGCCTTTCGTGCTGCGCTCGACACCCTGTTCGCGGACCCGAACCTTGGCGAGACCGCGCTCTGGCAGGCGGGCGGCGTCGGCGCTGGTGTCGCTGTCCGTATCATCCGCAAGTCGCCCGACCGCGTGGCGGAATTCGGGGACAGCCGCGCCATGTTGCCGACCGTCGGTATCGATATCCGGCGCTCTCAGTCCGCGACAATCACCGAGGGCGATCTCATCCTGATCGGCGCCGAGACTTATCGGATCATCGGCGAACCGATGGGCGATGCGCTCGGGCTGGTGCTGGCGTGCGAAATTTGCTCTTTAATCTCAGAACACTAGGACATTGTATGTGTTATAACGCCTACGATCTGGCTGGCAGGGCGATCCTTGTGTTGCTTATCGGATGATGATTCGCTGAACCTAACTTTGCCGTTCTCGATGCCTGCAAAAATACGAAGCCGGTGACGCGCGTTCGAATATCTCGCCGGGCCATCGACCACAACAATGGCGCCAGGCTGGATCTTGGAAACCAAGTCACCGGTTACCCGTCTGGCAACGAGCTTCGCACCATCCTGGATACCACGGCCGACCATAGAAGCACCGCTAGCTTTGACCAAAAAATGCTGGGTAGGATCAAGCACTTCGCCGGTCACAGACCGAAGAGTGGTAAACCGGGAGAATGGGCGTTGGTCCGAAAGATCGACATCCTTACCCGCAGTAGCTGCATGTGCGACCACGACCTCAAAAGGTGGGCCAAAGACAAAATCCAAAAGTTTCATCGCCTTGCCACTTCGCTCTTCGGTCACGTTAGCTGGTGAATGCTGCGCCTGATATCAAGGTTCCGTCAAGGTGACCAGCCAGAATTCTCCCCGAATTCTGACGGCCGTTCAACTCCCGATTGTCGGTCCTGAGATCGGAGAAACCTTCACATCGCCATGATAAGTCCAATATCTTAACAACCACAACGCAATAAACGAGCAAATCCCGACTATCCAGATATGACTCCAAAACTGTTCTGGGTATGCGCGCCACGCGACGCCAAAAATTATGGCGGGCAATGCGAGCGCTCCAACGATCTTGAAAGCATTCTGACGCAAAACATGCTCGACTCTGCGTTCCTGAAGCAATTTTGCACCAATCCAGACATCAAGAAAAATCAGGACGCACAAAAAAATGGCATGAAGCTCAGCCAACAACTTCGTCGAAGCTTCTGTGATCTGGCCATGGAGAAGCTCCACAGGTAGGGCTACCACTACTGCAGCAAATACCCAAATGAACGACGCGAATGCCGCGTTAAATAAAGCACGATTCATCAGCTTACCCCCAGAACAGCATGCGGATAATCGGTTCCTATCCAACTTTCAAGCAGATTGAGTCGAAGTACCTTGATATCGAACGCGCTGTAACGTCCGGGATGCGCGACGCTGCTGATGGCCTGAAGCAGGATCTCCGCGAGGATGTGGTCGCGGCCGGGCTCGGTGAACGGCTATCGCGGACATGGCGGGGAAAGACGTTCCCCGAGGTCGGCGAAAGCGCCGAGGCGGCAGCCTATGTCTGGTCGCGGGCGCCAAAGATCGTCGATGCCTTCGATCGTGGCGTAGTGATCCGCTCGGCACGCGGTCTGTTCCTGGCGATCCCGACCGCCGCCGCCGGCAAGAGCGGACGGAGCGCCGTTGGCTCGCGCGAAAAGATCACGCCGGGAGGCTGGCAACGGCGAACCGGCCTGAAGCTTCGGTTCGTCTATCGCCGTGGCCGTCCCTCGCTTCTGGTGACCGACAACGCGCGGATTAACACTCGCGGGCTTGCCGCCCGCAATCGCCGCAAGACAGGCAAGATTCAAGCAAATGTCGCCAGCGTCATTGTGTTCATTCTGGTTCCGCAGGTGGCACTGAAGAAGCGGCTCAATGTCGAAAGCGCCGCCAGGCGGCAAGCCGCCCGCGTGCCCTCGCTGATCGCGCGGCACTGGCCTCGATCCTGAAGGCTCGTCATCCATGGCTTCGAAACGGGAAACCGTCCTTGGCGCGGTGAAGGCGCTTGTCGCTGCTGCGCTGCCGAGCGCGGAAGTGAAGCGCAATCTGGCCAAGGCCGAACGCATTCCGCCCGGCGGGCTGGTCGTGATCCGCGACGGCGACCCGGGAGAGCCCGACGTCACGCTTTCGCCGGTATCCTACCTCTACACCCACCGCATTCCCCTCGAGATCGCCGCGTTCGAGAGCGCGACGCTCACGCGCGAGCAGGTGGTCGATGAGATGCTTGCCGCCATCGGAGCGGCGATCATCGCCAACCGGAGGCTCGGCGGGCTTGTTGACTGGATCGAGGCTGAGGCCCCGTCGTAAGAAGACATCGAGACCACGGGCAGTCAGGCAGGCCGCTTCGCCGATTTCGTGATCGTCGCGACTTACGCCACCGCCGATCCCCTGAACTGAGCGACGGCCCTTCGACTGCGCTCGGTTCTCAGCACCTGAACAGCAAGGAGAATGACCCATGCCTCGCGCACGTGGCGTGAACGCGGCTCTCGCAGCCGTGTTCGAAAGCACTTATGGCACCCCGCCCGGCACCGGCTTTCGCCGCATGCCCTTCGCCTCGGTCAACATCGGCGAGGAACAGGGCCTGATCGCGAGCGAGCTTCTCGGCTTCGGCCGCGAGCCGCTGGCACCGGTCTATGACGTGATCACCAACACGGGCGATCTTGTCGTTCCCGTGGATACCCGCAACATCGGCGTCTGGCTGCGCGGCCTGATGGGCGCGCCGACGACCGTCGCGGCGACCGCCGCCACCGCCACGATTACGCTGACCGCGAACCTTCTGGTCAACGACACAGTGACAGTCGATGGCACGGCCTATACCGCGGTCGCCTCCGGCGCGACGGGCCAGCAGTTCAACCTCGGCGGCACGGCGGCGCTGACCTCCACAGCGCTCGCCGCAATCATCAATCCGAGCGCGAACGTCGCGGCCGCGGCGGTTGGCGCGGTCGTCAACCTGACCGCCAAGGCGCTGGGACCGGGCGGCAATGCGCGGACGCTGGCGACGAACGCGCCGACTCGCGCCAGCCTGTCGGGGGCGACGCTGTCGGGCGGCGCCAACAGCCACACCTGGTTCTCGGGCGCGCAGGCTCTGCCCTCGATGTCGATCGAGGTCCAGCTTCCCGACGTGCCCTTCTTCGGGATGAACTACGGCGCGCGCATCAACAGCTTCCAGGTGCAGGCGCAGCGATCGGGGCTGCTTACCGCCTCGCTCAACATCATGGCGCAGGGCGAGACCATCGCCGCCACGGCGCAGTCCGGCACGCTGTCGGAGTTCGTGCTGGAGCGCTTCGGCCAGTTCCAAGGCGAGGTCCGACGCAACAACGTGGCGCTCGGCAACGTCATCTCGGCGGAACTCACCTATTCGAACAACCTCGAAGCGGTCGAGGTGATCCGCAGCGATGGGCGCATCGCCGATGCCGATCCGGGCATCATCGCGCTGACCGGTAACATCACCACCCGCTTCGAGGACCGCGTCCTTCTCGATCAGGCGACCAACCGGCTGCCATGCGAGCTTCAGTTCCGCTGGGCGGCTGGAGCATCTGCCTCGCTGATCTGGACCGCGCACCGGGTCTTCCTGCCGCGCGGCGACCGGCAGATCCAGGGGCCGGGCGGCGTGCAGGCCCCGTTCGCATTCCAGGCCGCGATCGATCCGGTGCTGAACCGCGCCGCGACCTGCGTGCTCACCAACGACATCGCGTCATACTGACCCCTTTCGACAGGAGGCTCCCTTGCTCAAGCTCTCGACACCGTCCCGCGATCCGTTCTGGCTCGACATCCTGCCCGGCGTGCGCATCCAGTTCCGGCCGATCTCCGTCGCCGACATGCTCGTCGCCCGCGCCGCCGCCGCCGAGTCTCTCGGCACAAAGGTCGAGGGCGACTTGGCCCTCGACCGGAACACGACGGTAGCGGCCGGCGCGGCCTTCACGCGCTCGCTCGCGCTGAGCGGCATCGTGGCGTGGGAGGGCGTCGGCGACGCGACCGGAAAGCCCGTTGATCCGAGCCCAGCGACCATCGATCAGTTGCTGGAGATGTGGCCCGCCTTCGACGCCATCGACCGGCTCTATGTCGGCCCGGCCCTGACGAGGCTTGACGAAAAAAACGGCTGATCGCCCTCGCGCGCTGGCACTTCGAGGGCGGCGAGGGCTACTGCGCCGCCTGCGCCATGGTTTGCATGGCAAACCATGCATCGGAAGATCGTGGATCGAATGATCCACGTGCGCGGTGCGGGGCATGCGTCTATGTCGAGCACGCGCCGGTGACGGCTGAGGGGCTGCTGGCATGGGAGGTCATCCGCCGCTGTGCGGGACAGGTTCGCGCCGTGATGGGCGGCGTCTACGCCATCGACTTCGGTGCGGTCCTCGCTTTGGCTGAGGCCATGGATGCGTCCTCGCCACTGCTGACCGACATCCTTCCCGAGATCGAGCCGATCATCGTAGCCGCCTATGGCCGCGACGCCGGCCGTCACAATCGCGATTGAGCAACGCCGCCCATGTCCACCACCAATGTCTCGATCCGCCTCGGCGTCGAAGGCAAGGCGGAGGTCAAGCGCGCCTTCGAGGAAGTCGGTCAGGCGGGCACGCAGGCCTTCGGGCAGGTTGATCGGGCGCTTGAGAAGACGGGCGCCGCAACCGATCGGGAAACCGCCCGGTTCAAGCGCCTGGCGGAAGCGGCCCGCATGGCGGCGCAGGCCGATGCCGCGCAGGGGCGGTTCAATCAGGTTCTGGGCGTTGATCGCCAGACGGCAGGTTCGGCGCGCGCTTCGGCTGAAGTCTTCGAACAGGCCGCAAGGGAAGCCGAACGCTACGAGGCCCGAGCCCGGGCGCTGCGGGCGACGCTTGATCCGCTCGCCGCCGCGCA